TAAAACACCCCGTTGTTGTTCTCCCCCCAGCCGGTACCCGCCTGAGTGTTGTTGACCACGTGAATGGTATTCAGGCCGGAAGCCAGCATCATCTGCCGAAGCAGAGAACGCATATTTTTCCCGCCAGCCCCATCCATACCCATCCCGACTCGTGCAATCTGGTCGAGGGAGGGAACTACTTGATTTCCTAATGGTACTAGATTTCCCATTTTACACCCCTCCTTATGAAGTTATGCCATAACCCAAACCAACGGTTTCTTCCGTCGCGGTCGGGTCTTGCGTTTGTTTGAAGTCAATCCGGCGGCTCGCAACGGAGAAGGACTGGCCCGCTTTGATATCGCGGTCAGTCTCGCTCCTGGGCGCACCCTTATCGGCAAGCCAGAAAGCGCGGGTATTGACTGTAAGTGTAATGGTGTCCGTCGTGGTTGCACCGTCATAAACTCCGAGCGTAGTTAAATCCTCGCGGATAAACTCGCTGACAATAACCGGGCTGTTGTCAAACTTCGCCATTTCGCCCTGAAGGATCGTGGCCTGCGGCCCGATCTGATCCAGGGTTAATACTTGGCTAATACCAAGCATCTGAATGTAGGCGCTAACACTGGCAATATAAGCCAGGTCGCTTGACATTGCACCGTACCGGCCCATTGCCTTACGGACATTCCGGAAAGCCGCCACAGTCATGCCGCCAACGTCAACAGCCGCTACACCACCTGAGCCGCCGGAATGGTTCCGCAGCCCTTGCCAAGACTTACGAATGTCGTCACTCGCAGTCACGTCGCTATCCTGGTGGGTGTCGGAAGTATCGCCGTTGATTACGGCATCTTCCTCGGCATCAGCGATTCCCTGCTGCAATTCAGCCATCATCATCGGAGCGATAGCCACTGCCGAATCTTCCTGAATCTCATCCGAGAAGCGGATTAACGCCGCATGCTTGACCGTGCTGAAGGTCACTTGCCCAGTGCCGGGTGTGATCGAACTGTAATCCGTCGGATTATCGCTCGTTGCCTCACCCTGCAAGAACACGCGCTTGCGCCCGCCCTGCCGTGGCACCTTCAGGTCACCGGTTCCCGTCGGGATGTTAATCCGGGGGAATAGCGCAGCTACCCTCAGCAACAGCCGCAGATCGTCAATGAACTGGGCTGAGAACTGAGTAGGTATCCACTCAGCACCTTCGTTGGTGGTCGCGGTATCCAGCGCCTTTGCAAACGAGCGGTCGTACAGCGCCAACTCACCGCACAGAATCGCGTAGGTGTCTGTCCCCTTGACGATTTTCCGGTAAGTCTCTTCGCTATACCCGCCACCCGTTGCCTTGAAGGTCTTATGCAGACCCCATAGGTGCAGGAAGTCATTCATATCCATAAGGACACGAGGCACGTCATAGGTACGCGCTTCCTGAACGGCCATTGGCTTGTTATACCTGGTTTTGGGAGCATACATGGCACGGGCGATCGGGCCGGAACCAACAACCCCGTAGCCCCACATGGAGGCTGTTGCCTGGTTCTTGATCTCGTTCCCGACACCGTCCCAGAACTTCTTGGCGTCCGCCTGACCCTTGTCCTGTAGGTCCAACACGGTTGTTTCTACGTGCTCAAGGGTAACCTTCGTAGCGTCCATACGCGCCCTTAGATCATCGGCGCACTTTTCGTTCGCCGTTAATCGGTCTGAGGTTTTTGCCTCATACGAACGCACAACATCACGGTATTCGTGTATTGCAGCGAGGATCGTATCCTTTGGCTTGACGTCCACATTGCCCGCATCAGTATCGGTACCCTTTTCTAGGGTTTCTTCGTTTTCGTCCATAATCGGACTCCTTACTGATCGTTCGGGACATCGGGTGCCTCTTGATTGCTTGGCGCTATCTATGCGCCTGTACTAAATCTTGCTCTGCTAACGCTAGTTGCAGTGAAATCATTTCAATGTCGTATGTCGGCTGCTGGCCGTTTCTAATAATATGATCCGGGCTGAGCAGGTGCGACTGGGTTTCAATATCTGTCTCAGCCGGTTTGTGCTGGAGTACGCTTTTAACCAGGTGCATATCCGCCTGCAACTTATCCAGGACATCCAGAACGTCCCTCTCCGCGACTACAGGCCTACTTTCCTGCTCATAACCAGCTTCGCCCAGCGCTTTTAGAATCCCGCCGTGTAAGTCCATGTGGCGGTTGACTATCTTCAGTAAGCCATCGCCCAACGGTTGCCCGTAATCGGCGCACTTTCCAGCGAACGCTTCAAATTCACGCCGGGCCGTAGCGCTTGCTAATGATGGGATGGGGACGATACTGAATTCTAATAACTCCCATTCGGTATAAGTGATACCCGTTTGATGGGGTAATACCGTATCCGTGCTTACAACAATAGGCATAAACCCAATCGAGCCAGCATTTAAGAAGCCGCCCCTGACTTTATCGCCAATCATTGCGCTAAACGGGTCGCTACCAGAGTCGTGAAATCCGACATCACCGGTTATTCTGCGCTGGGTTTGTTTCATAGTTTCGGGGCCGACCCGGCCTACTGGAATCATAGACTGCTGTCGACTCATGCCATGGGCGAAAAGAACAATCGGGTTAGCCTTGAAATTATCAAGCCTGCCGCCACCGCTTTCGACAACATCACCGTCACGGTCAACCTTGCGCTCCGTTAAAACAAACGGAACGGTGCCGTCATCGTTGGCCTTCCCTATGACTCGGGACGGGCTATACCCTTTTTCATGTTTCGGGTTGTTGTCCATGCTGGTCTCCGTTTATTAGGCCGCCGGGCCTTCCCTTTGGGGGATCGGGAAATTAAATCCACCTTCCTTAAGAACAATAAACTCTGTGTCGGTTCGAGCGCTTTTTGACCGGTTACAATGTGGACAAGAAACTACCATGTTTTCAATAGTGCTTTTCCCGCCTCTTGATACAGGGATTCTATGATCCAAATGATAGGTTTCGTTTAGAGGTTTCTGACAATAATAACACCGCCCCCTGGCTTGTTCTAACAGAGAAGCGATTTGATTCTGGTCTAATTTCCCAGCAGCCCGTTTTCTGAGTCCGCTAATCCGCCAGTTTCTACGCAAGGCTTCTTTCCCTTTGGGGGTGTTAAAGTATCGCTCATTTGCTGCTTTGCCCCGCCCCGAAGAATAGTATTTTTTGTAATTCTCTCTGTGCCGTTCTGGATTTGCTTTCCTCCATGCCTTTGACTGCTCGGTAGAAGCCCCTTAACGCTAGGCTTTGATCGATATCTTTTTTCCAACATCTTTATTCGTTCCGGATTTGCTTGCCGCCAGGCTCGATCTTTACAATAACGACTACAATAAATATTATCACACCTCTTGGCGGTAAATGGCTGAGAACAATATTGGCACTCTTTGTAAATGCGTTTCATTATGATTGTTTTCGTACCGGGGTCGTGAAGCAACGCTCCATAATATCTTGGGGGTATGCGTCTCCATTGCTAAATGGCTTGCCCAGATCAGTTGTCTCCCCATTCATTAGGGCATGTTGTTCTCTCACTCTTTCATCCCCTTGAGTGGCCCATCGGTGTTCTTGAAAGCCGTTGGCCTCCATGCTAAACAACCGGCCACGATTAGCCGCGTTTATAACCTCAGTGCGGGCCACTAATTCGGCGTGCTGGGCGGCCTTCCCGGTAAAAAAGTCCTTGATCAAGTCGGTGGTATCGCCAATCGAAAGCCCATCGCCTACAGCACCACGTAGAATATTATCGATTTCCTTTTGGGTGGTCCGGTTAATCAACTTCGCATACTGCCGGGACTGATGGTTTACCCACTGCATCGCTTGCGGATCGCCGTTAAAATCGTATACCCCGGCCACTGAATCGGCCAAATCTTTCCCGGCATCGGATAGTGCCGCTGCGATAAATGGCTTCCCCTCATCCTCAAACCGCTGTACCCACTCGTCTATGTTGAAGATTATTGCATTGACTTCCAGATCATCCTTTTTCACACTGCCCCAGAATGCCCGCTGAGCGTTCAGGTTGGCTAATACCTCGATACCCTGCTGCTTAAACAACCGGGCCATCACTACTCGCATCTTCTCGGTTTCGCGCTCCCGTATGCGCTCCAGGCTGGCTATTGCCTTGGCTGCGTGGAAATCGTGCCACCGTTTGTCCAGCACCTCAGCCGCTTCCTGCTTAAAAGTCTTTATTGAGACCGGATCGGGGTCGTACCCCTGTAGCGTCTTGCCCATTATGAGGTCGAAGGTATCGACCAGCCCACGTTCGGCGGGCGCTTCCTCGGGTGGTAATCCAGCCATCGCTATAGGCACTAAGCCCTGTTCGATATACCGGGCATTGGTTGCCGGGTCATCAGTCCTTTGCAGTCCCAATACGATCTCGCGATAATCTTCGGGGCTAACCGCACCGGTCCTTATACCCTTTTGATAGCGTTCGGCCTGAGCCGTCTTATCCGGCTGTAATGCCGCAACACCGCTGAAGTCAAACTCATACGTTAGGCCGGGTATCCTACTGAGCCGGGGCAATAACTGCTGGGTGATCATTGCGGCCAACTTCTCGGTCATCGTTTTCATGGTCGGATCCCAGAACAGCTCCTTCTGCTCCTTGACGTTGGCTAATTTGCTGGCTTCCTTGAACTGCATCCGCAACGCTGGTGGGACGCCGTATACCTCGCCCACGCTGTCTCCGGACATAATTAGCATATCCATAAACTGCATATCTTCGTTGGTCATCCCCATGCGCTGCCACTCCATCGCCCCACGTAATAGCATCATCTTACCGCGCTTGGATTCCCCCTCGTACTGTTGCCGGAAGTCGTTCTTGAACCGCCGCCAAGTCTCGTCATCAATCTCAGCGCCGTCCTTAACAGTCAATACACCGCTGGGGTTGCTGCCGGATTTCAGTACCGCCAGGTTACTCTTGACTGCCCGCAGGTCCATTTCCAGCCTACTAGTCGCAGCCCGGAGCGGAGACAAGCCCCGGAAGTCATTGTTGGGATTCCAGTACTTGAGGAAAATCATTTCCTCTGACTCGATGCGGAACTTGTTCTGCCCGTTCGAGAACTCATAATGGCTGATCAGGTCAGATGAATCGGGAATAACGGTGATCTTGTCAGGCCGTAGCGGGTTGATCTCGATAGGCTTCCCCGCCCCATTAAGAACCATAGCCCACGGACACTCGCCGGTCAACTCGATAAAGCCGCCGGTGTTCTCCCAGAAATCGTATACGTTCATATACGGGCTGGGGTCTTTCAGCAGCGCCAAATCCGGGTGCTCGGTTACGTCAACCTTTTGCCCATCAGGCATCGTACGGAATATCTTTTTAGGGATGCTTGCCAGTGCGTTGGACTTCAGGCTCACGCAGCGGTAGACGTCCTTCTGAACCTGGTACAACCCACGGTAATCATCGGTGTTCTCGTCGGCTGGTACGCCCCAAGGCTTATCTATGGGGAAGATAAATTCGGGGTAGTTTACGTCTTTCTCAGTGGGGGAGAAGGTGGGTGGCAAGCCTTGACTTACCCTAGCAGCATCGATCAAATTTGCGAATAGTGCAGCCATTTCACTAGTAAAAATAAAACCTACTAGAGCCGGGTAAAAGCAAAAAGGTGGCTTTTAAGGAATGTCGAACACGCTCCAGACGCCAATACCAGCCAGGCTCAGCACGGCAGCGGCTATGATTGCGCCCACTACAATCGTACCATGCCGGTACATGATGCGGTGGATCATAGTCAGTTTATCCTGCTCGCCTTCCTTGATGGTCAGCGCGAACATCACGGAGTAGACAATCACCCCGGTGTACAGGACCATCAGCCAGATGAATAAGATTTTAGTCATCTTGATCTTCCTCCTGTTCTACCGCTATCGTATCGGGTGGGCACATCTCTAACGCTTCATCTTGAATTACTGCAATTGCTACGAACTGGGTAAAGATATACGCCGGATATTTAGCCGGTGGTATATAAACCATCACCCAGCCCATCAATATGAAAAACAAGAATGCTCCTATTGAGTTCATGATCAGTCTCCTTTTGTTATAGTACGTAAATCATCAGGGCAACCAGTATCGCAGCCAGCGCCGCTAGCGCCACGTACAACCGCCAGGTGGGCTTGAAGGACACCTCAGCGATTGCCTCGCTGGTGGGGATGTCGCTAATAGCGTCTGGCCCAGGGTGCGATTCTAATATAATCTCAGGCTCGCCCGGCCCATTGTTCAAGCCCTCCCAATCCTTTTTGAACTTGGCGTACGCCGCCACCGACAGATAGCCCCGCTTGATAGCAGATGCCTTTCGCGACCTACGCCGGTTCTTCTTGTACTTCTTGCGGCTGATACCCTGCTCTCTGCAAGCCGCTGTTATCCGCCGCCTGGCGCGGTTAATGTCTGCGCTCATAGTTTTACCCCCGTTCCCTTGCATTTAGAACATACACGCCGACCTTCGACGCCTGGCAATTCATCCCAGCCATATCCAGCACATTCCTCGCATTGATCACCCCCTTTTATAACCTTTAAGGTCACGCTCTTTTCTAATATTAAGATTTCGGGTGGTTTATCATATCCAGCATTTAAAAACATCTGCTCTAGACTTTTACCAAACTTCTCCTGTGCTTCTGGAGTGGCATGAAAATCAATATGCACAACTAGGATTTCTCCCGGTTCTATCTTAAGTCTCTGTATATCGGTTATGGTAATTTCCATCACTCACCTCCATCGACTTGTATTTCAACCAACTTCCCATTACGATCCCTGATTCTAAATTCACGGTATTCCGCCAAATCGCTGGTAACCCCGAGCGTAACAGTCATAGCCCCGCAAGGGCATCGATTTTCTAGCGTTAGCGGATGGCCCGCTTCCTCGCAAGGGTCAAAGTCTTCTATCGGCTTGCCGGGGTAGTCAATGTCCATCGTTCGCCCTCCTTGCCTGGGGTTATTGTCACAATTGCTTCAGTTATACTACCCCTCATCGTCCAATTATTATCTTCAAAAAATACGTCAAGCAGATGAATGCTCCTATCAATCCACGGCCCTGAAAATACATCGTAAAGCAATGCGGTCGATACCCTCGCTTCCCCGTCCCGCTCAATAAGCAACTCGATCTCCCGCGCCAACATCACCTGCCGCTGAAAGGGCGTGAGGCCAACATCCGGCGGTGTCGGTATTTCGCCCTCTTTCTCTTTAAACATACTATCTACATACTTAAGAAGGGTAAGCAAGGAGGGTTTGGACAGTTCTTTAAGTTGTTGATTTGAGAAAAGTGATTGATTTTGGGACTTTTCATTCATGTCAGGGGCTTTCGGTTGGTTTTGGTGGTTGGTTACTAGTTGGGTGTAGTTTATATTCTAATATTGGGGCATCCATCAGTAATTCTATATCGGCCTCGAGTTTTTCTTTTGTATAACAAGGGTCTAGTCTACACCGGTCACTTAATGCAAGCACCCATTCCTTGAATACGGCTTCTGTTAGATTGTACAACCTCGGAATATCCACACTGAACTCTAGTGGTATTTGCCCTAAGTGCCACGGGATAATGGTGTCTTTTTTTAGCCTGGGATCGTTTTCCCACACTGCAATACGGTGACCGGCTGCACACCTTCTGCTCATATCAGTATAAGTAACTGATTTTAATCCAATTGTTTTCTTATCGGATTTATTAAGTTTTTGTTTAGGTATTTTAAAATCTGGGGTAACTCCCACTTCTATTTTCTGCCCGCCCAATGGCCCGCCAAATAAGTGTATAGTTCTAAGGTTACTCATTACTTACCTTCCTTACTAGTAACTAGATCATAGCCACCTCTTGGGAGCGAGCACCAGGTTGGGAACAGTTGCGCGCCGCGATCTACGGCCTGGGGGATATTTCGCAAGCCTAATACAAGGCAGCCACACGGGCTGATTACTTCGTGGTCCTGGTGGTCATCGCATTCGAGACAGCAGTTTAGTTCGGTCCCGTCGGGTCTTATTCTGGTAGCCATTTTAGTTCTCCTTACCAGTAGGCGCGTGGGCTATGTATGAGGTGGATTTCATAAGTTTTCTGCGATAATGTCTTTCAGGTCTAGCAATTCATCCATCAGTAAGGAAAGTGATGCTGCGATTTTCTTCCCCCTCTGATAGCTTGCCGGTTCTCCAAAAAGTCTGTCAATCTCCATTTCGTGTTTCCCAGCTATAGCCAACGCATCATCAATAACGCTCAATTTGATTGAAGTTATTTCAACGTCTGTGTATTTCATCTTCCCCCTCCAGTAGTGACTTTTTCTGTTCCCGGCGAAATTTCCGCCGCAATTCCTTTAGCCGATCCGTCAGCGTTAGGTGTGTGAAATGTATGTGGCTTTCCTCTGCCGTGGGATGCTTTTCGGCTTTCAAATATTCGAGGGCTTGCGTCAGTCTCATGGTTTCTCCAACAGTGATGCGTTAAGCAAGTGTTTCCATCCAAGATATTACTTCGTGCGGTATGCCATATCGGTCCACAAAATTTTCGCCGTTCCAATCTAACCAAATGGCATCAAAACACCACACCGGATAAATACCTGTTACCGATGGTTTCCGCTTCGACAAACGGACCCACCTGTGCTCAGTCATGGCTTCTCCAGTAGTACCGGGTTCTCGTGGATCATAACTCATCTACTCGACTTTTGATAGTTGACCAATCACAGCCAAAGTGTTTTGCAATTCCGTTTATCGTGTAACCTTGATCAATGAGATGCAATAATTCTAATCTTGGGATGTTTACACGCCTTTTCATCTTTATTCCCTTACGCTTTCGATTCGCTTCGCTTATCTTTGCCCTATGCTCTGGCGAAAGTTTTTTCCCTTTGTTGTGAAGACTCCCATGCCGACTGGCCCCAATCAGTTCAAGGTTGTCAAGGGTGGCATTGAGCCTGTCGCCGTCCTTATGATGGACAAATTGCAGGAAATCAAGGTCAACCCCCTTGTCATACATGAAAAGCAGTCTATGCAAGTGAATTTTCTCACCATAAATGCTAACGGCGGGATAACGCCCGTACATGAAGACCGTTTTCACACGACTAACGGGTCTAGTTGTATACCACAGAATCGCTTTTTTGACCAATTCTTCGTCGTAAACCGCGCCGCAGGTATTCTTGAGGAATATTGGCTTTTGTTTGTGAACTATCATCTCTGAATTTACAACATTAGTTTTGGTTAGTCAACAGATGACTGTCCTGATGTACGTTGCCGATAATTTCCAATTCCTCTCGAAAACTCGTTAAATCGAGATGTGGTTCTCCATTCAAATTGTAGAGCCAATACCCGCATCTTTTTTGATTCCATTTCACAGTGCGAATATGAGTCCATTCTGTACCCGGATATTGGTCTATTATATCCCCCTCGTAAACCTCTACGCCGTTCTTGTCCTTGCGACCGGTGAATTGATCCTTGGAATCGTGAAAAATCTCTGGATTAGACCACAAAACATTATCTCGTGAATATATCCATTGAGGCGGGGTCGCCCAATATCCAGTATCTTTATTTGGAACTCCGTCAACCCATTTCTCATAGCCCTGGATGTGCTTCCCGTCTCGAATCAGCCTGAATTTCAACTCCCTCATGGCTTTACCCGCCTTTCCCTGCCGTCGCGCCGGTCTATCTTGATGCTATAGCCTGTATGCGCTCCGGTGTCGACCATCGTGCGCCCGCTCCTCAGGCAACTAATAGCGTGAAGCATCCCCTTTAATGACATTTTACCGAGAAGCCACTTTAGATGCTTGGCTTTATTGATATCCATTTCGCGCCGGTTTAGTTTCCGGCGTTGCGTGAGTCTTACTGTATGTCCCATCATGCCCTCCCTCCTTAAGCGATTAATGTTCTCGCGTTCGCCTGTCGTGTATATATCTGGTTGGGTGTTTAACGTCGGCATGTTATACCTCCTTACTTACTGATTAGTACGGTTAAAGCCCGCACATTCCTTCACATTCGTTGATAAACATATTTTCCTGGCCCATATCTTCGGCTGTCCTGAAATCTACTTTGCCCAAGGGCGTCAACGATCTGTGCAAAAAAGTTTCTGACCTCCTTTTGTCCCTGCGACGTATCATCTGGTCAAATTCTACCGCATCAGCAAACGATTCCGGTTCGTTGTTTTTCATATTTCGCCATTCGTTATCATTGTGATAGGGACAACCTATACAGGCAGAACGAGGGGCGGGTGGAAATCCGTTCTCACTTGACCAACGCTTACAGTCGCGCCGGATAAAAGGATGCTTCAAATCAAATACCAGCGGATATCTATTCTCGATCCATTTGGTATTACTATCTCTCATTCGGCTAGATTCATCGGCGCTGATACCAAACCATTGTTCAACCAAAATTCCCTTTGCCCGCTGGTAGGGCTTTAGTCCCGCCAACTCACGAAGTTTCTTTTGGATGGATTCGATTTTGTATTCACGGGTACACTGCCGCCGAATCATCCCCCCATTAGGTGAGCCGCTTTTAACGTATAATGGCAAGGATGCATAGCGTTCACCGTCTGCTTTTTTCCCCCTTACTATGGCGTGGCGTTGGTCCTCTCGCAGATTGCCTTTTGATACCCGGTAAATTGGGATGCTTATATTCTGCTCTAACCATTCCAGATGTTTATAGGTTGCAGGGGTTTCCCAGCCTGTATCGGCAAATATCGCAGCATCCACTCGGGGCAACAAACCAACCTCTGACATTTCTATCAACGTGCTGGATTGTACCCCGGCCCCTAGTGAAAGTATTTTAAGCATTAGTATGGGTTCCCTGGCGGCACAAATTTGAATATGTGCCTGCCGTGTTTTATTAGCCCGGTATTGCGATACACCACCCGGCCTAGCGGCGTGTCAACCCTTAACTCCATATCTGGATCACCCTCGTCAACACAGCCATCCAGGCAGCCGCCTTGAAGGATTAACGTGCCGTGGCGGTAAAGGTCGAAGCGGTTCCCTTTTGGGATTGTAATACATCTGCAATTCATTTCCATCACTTAACCACCTTCCGGAGATTAGCCTGGTGCACCGCCCTTGCGTTAGCAGCAAGATTTGCGCGTGAAATTCTTCGCCGGTCCTGCCAATATTTTTTTCGGGCCAGCAACAATTTATGGGTTGCTGAGTTAGGTGGGTATTTGTCCAACGACTCTTCTATGCTGTTGAAGATAACGTGGTACGGTACGCCCTTGTGTGCGTTTGTGGTCATATTTTTTTACCGGTGTAGACATGTTTCCTCTTGAAGTTGGCTATTTTTTTCCAGCCCCAATCTAAGCCAAAATGCAGGGCGGAGTCATTTGCCATATCCAGGAACTGCCTGATCTTTGCCAGGTTTTTACCACGGCTATAAGTGGACGGCCCCTTCATAATAGCATCCAGGGCGCTTACTGATTGCTCGACCTGCCCGCACAATTTTTCCAGAGCCTTTTTATACGCCCGGCCTTCCTTGGTGAGCGTCATTTCGTCACCGCCTTTCGCTCAAGGTTCGGGTTGCCGTAGTTGGCCCGCTTGACCGGTTCCATTACCTTGGCCTCGCCGCAGTGAGGACACCTGGCGTATTCTAGCGGATTGTACTGCTTTTTACAGAAATAACATTGATGCTTACTAGTACGTTTCGCCCGTTGTTGGTGTTTCTTGACTAATTCAAATGCCATTAGGTCTCCTTTCTAAGGAACGTACCGACGCGATGGTGAAAAAGTACGGCAAGAACAGTACCATATTCTACTACCCACACCCAAGGGTTGACGTCCCAGCCCAGGCCGCGCTTGGCGTTAATGGAATCCCATAGGGTCATGAAGCTGCGAGCGGGTGCTTGTTTCAATTGACCCGTCGCGCCTTTGGTGTAATCCTTAAACCAGTGGGCCGTACCATCCCAGCTCTTCTCGATACCCTCAGCAATTGCATCATCCCGGCTAATATCCTGCACCCGCTCCACCCGCACCGATACAACCTCTAGTATGATCCGACTGGCCCAACGCGGCATGTGGATTGAGGGGCACCATTGGCCGGTACTAATATTTTTATGATACCAATCCCATTCCTCTTTTGTTTGATAATGTTCCCTTTTTTGTTTATCCCAGTGCGGTTTTACCAATTGGGTGCCGCCTGCTTTGTATTGAATTATTATTCCACCGGCATACCCGCCAGTCCGTAGCGTC